AAATAATCAGGTGATGGTCACTGGTGCTTTTGGTCGCCTGGGTGTCGGTCAAGGCCGACACCCCGCCCGATCCACTAACCGCCTTGACCCGCAAGCTCACCTGCCCGGCCGTACCACCCACTTGCCGGCAGCGCAAAAAGATTTTATAGCGCCCGTAATAGTCACGGGCAATGGTCGTCGCCAAACTAAGTTTGGCCCGGTCGGCCATAATATTCAATCCGGACACCGAAGCATCAAAAAAAACGCGCTTGCCCGAGGCTGCCGACCGGCCTGTATCGGCCTGAAGCGCGGTCGCTCCGGTCCCGTCTACCGCCGTGCTGAGTGTGACGCCCTCCGGGTTATTTTCATCTGAAAAGTTCAAGAAGCCTCGAAAATTCTTATGATTCGTAACCGGCTTAATCCCCAACCAAAATCGATTTTGGTAAAGTGGAGGATCGCTGCCCCCGGGTCCACCCCCGGCCGAGCGGTTGTTGATTTCCAGCATCGCCAGCGACTCAATCTCGCCTTCAGCCTGGTCCGCCCCGATCTCCACAAAGGCCGTTCCAATGGTGTAGATATTGCGCGTCGCCTGCGTTGGTGTTGTCAGCGTCCCGGTAAGGGCAGATAAGCGGGCCCGAACGAGCCAGCCGGTTACACCGTTTACTGTGGTCGTGGCCCAATCCGCCGGCATAGCCCAGTGTACAGAACACACCCCCACCTGCGATAGCCCCACCGTGCCATCGCGCACCGTCAGGCTGGCCCAGGCGCTGCCGTTCCAATACTCCCACGCCAATGTGTACGATGTAGTTGATCGCGCCGGTGTGCCGATATTGAACACGAGGTTCAGCGGTGGCGCTGAATCTACCAGAGTACTGTTCGTAATAAAATAGATGGCGTCATTTACCGCCGGCGACGTTGGAAGCAAAGCGAATGGAAATGATGTGGCCGGAAAGATCGAAGAAAAAACGCCGCCATCATCTATAAAAATGTGGGTCAGGTTGGCGGTTTTGTGGTGGTTAGCCACAAAAACAATATTCTCATCTGTGGCTTCTTGCCCCAGGTCAAGCTGGCTGTTTTTGATCAGTGCCAGGATATTGCCGTTATCACTGGCTCGGATGCTGCCATCAATGCCAGCCAAAAGCGCGGTCACATCGCCACTGGCAACGGTGGCATTATCCACTGCCCAGTTCACCCCATCATCGCCTGATCGCAGAATGCGCCCCGGCGCGCCTTCCTCAACCGCCCACAGCACCTCATCGGTATCACGGGCCAGGGCGCGGACTACACTATTGGGTAGTGCGGATAGTTCGGCGAAGCTCTGGCCGTCATCCTGCGAGGCCAGGAGCCGCCCGTTATCGCCAAAGATCAGCCGGCTGCCAACCTTCAGACCGGCTCGAACATTACCGGCCGGCAGCGTGCTCGCCACCTCCCAGGTTGAGCCGGCTGGAGGCGGCACCGTGTAGCTAACAACCAAAATCGGCGCTTTGCCGGGATTACTACCCCAACCATGAACCTCACGTCGGGACGACAAAAGAGCGTTCGCTGACAGCGTATTGGCCCTCATAATGATCGCAGCATAATCGCCGCTCGTCCGACCTGGCCGGTCAATATACTCTTGAAGCACCGCTGCGAAATCTATCGACTCATAAGTTAGATTGACCTTGTATTTTTCACTAACCGACCAATCCACATACTTTGTCCCAAGTGTCCGCCCGCTAATATTGTTGGCCGAACCACTCACCGCCGCTGCGTTATCAGCGGCCTGGACATAAATTTTTACTGTCTCGCTATTCCCACTGTGGGTTCGGTGGGCAATGTGACGCAGTTTGGTCGAGGTGATTGTGGCCCCAGCGGGAATAGCCAAGGGGAACCGCATGAGAACATAGTTGCGGTTAAAATAATCCAGGTCGCCTTCCACCCCGTCCACATAGACCGTGCTGCCGTACTGTTCGCCGGAATCGCCACTGGCGGCGAGCTGTACCTCCAAAGTGCCGGCTGTGGGGCTGCTGGTGCGCAAAATCCGGTTTGGCTCTCCGGCAAAAAGCCGGCCTGAGCTTGATTGCAGAAACATATACACATCACCGTCCGGTAAAGCGCTATCCTCTGCCCAGGTTCCAGCCGTGTTGCGTTTTAAAATTCGCCCGCTATCGCCGGCGTAAATCTCGCCGGTGGCTACCTGGAGAATGGCATGAACCTGGCCGTTTGGCGTTGTCGTCTCCTCGGACCATACTCCGGCTGAAGAGCGCTTGATAATCCGACCATTGCCACCAAACAAGATATCCCCATTCAGTAGCAAGTGGGCTGCGGTGATATTCTCGCCGGTGAGGGTGACGGGTGAGGTATTCACCACCGACCAGACCCCGCTGCTATAGGTCAGAATCTGCGCCGCTGCACCGGCAAAAATTACGCCGGTCGCAGTTTCTACCATGCAAAAAACCTGACCTGCTGGCAAAGTAGATTCAACCGCCCAGGATAGAGCATAATTCCAGACTTGCTGGGCGCTCAGGCGAAGGGTCGCCTGGGCCTGGCCTGGCGGCGCGCCTAACCAGAAGGGCTGACGGTTAAACGCAATCGCCACCGGCCTCAGCAAGCCCCGGTTCAGGATGGTTACATCATACATATCGGGCGGTGGCGTTACCTCGCCCTGTGATAGTAGGGCGTAGGCTGTGTTTGTTTCGCCCGGCAATTGCCGCACTATATACACCGGCTTGTTGTAGCGGTCGTCAGTCCAGTAGAGTGGAGCGCGGATACTCAAAAGTTCAATCAGTTGGCCTAGCTCGTAAGTCATCCCGTTGGTGCCGATAAAATTGAGCGCCGCTCGCCAATTCTCAATCACATTATCAAAACGAGTATGTTTGAGCTGCTGGCCATCTTCAACCACGCTATTGGTATAGATTCCGCCCCCTTTGAAGCGAGCGACCCGTATTGGCCAGCCATCCGGCCCTTCCAGAATCCATCCCCCCTCCGGCTCGGTGAAACTGATAGTGATCTCACCATCGGTAATTTTGAGCGTGGCCCCACTGACACTGGCCCCGGCCAGTGATTGCAGCCCAAACCAATCATTAAGAAAAGAAGACATCCTACTCCCTACGACCCATCCATGATGCTAATTCCCAGCCGCTTTCCGGCTGCGCTGAGCAGGCCGGCAATGCGGGTTTTGCTGCCATCGAGTGCCCTGGCCGACCAGTCACCCACCCCGGCGTCAAGACCTACCGCAAACGACATCAGAATGCGGAACCACTGCCGGGCGGTCTGGGCGTTTGCTGGCGCTCCCGATTCCATCACCTCATCCCACACGCTATCTGGAATATTGTTCAAGGCTGCCCCGGTTGACCCGGCTCCCAGGTGCGCATTAAGCGCCTCATCCCACACCGCATCGGCAATCGTGGCTTCAGTGAGGCCGTTTGTCTCCGGAATCCAACTGTAGGCATAAATACCCCCAGCCGGAGTAACTTCGTAGGTAACACTACTGACCACCACCGCCTGCCCCGCAAATGTAAAGCGTATAATATCACCCCGCGTGTATCCGCTAGCCGCCGCAAATGTGGCGTCATAATAAATCAGGCCCGCGCTTTCGCTCATGGCCGTTGCCGCTACCACGTTTGTCCAACTTGTCGCCCCAGCCGCCTTACGATCAATCGTAATCGTTCCCGGCGTAATTTCTGTCGTTGTCGGTAAATCGTTTAATTGGTTACTCACCAAAATTCCGATCCGCACTGTGGCCGTGTTAGCCACATCAATCGCCGGTGGTACCAGTAAAATAGGATGAATGATTTGGGATAGAGCGCTCGCCCCGGCAATAACCTCAAGTGCGTGACTGGAACGGTTGTAGCTCCAGGCCGTTCCAGCGTCCAGTAGTTGTCCAACAATGCTATCAAGATTAACATCAGTGGATAGAGTAACACTGTCTTGGGTCAACATATTAAGCACCCGGCCTGGCGTATCGACCGTGGTATGGGCTGCCATCGGTTCATCCCAAATCGCATCCACCCCCGCCGCCCCCAAGGCATTCACGGTTGTTGCGCTTAAATTCACCGTCGAGCTGGGTGTACCTACGTTGGCCCAATCCACCCCCGCTTCACCCCCAGCGCTGACGTCTAATGTTCTTCCTGATGTGGTTGGCCGTAAGGCGCTCCGCTTGGCCAGGCTGAACGCTCCTACTACATACCCTACTACCGAACTCCCTCCTACCGTCCCGGTGGTAATTACGATCTGAAATTCTGAACCATCCGAATAAAACGTTCCGTCAGATGCAGTCGTAATTCGCACGTGGTTTAACCCCGTACGAGTATCAAAATCAACCGTTAGCGTCACCCCGGCCATGCTCTCCGTCGTTCCGTTGTCTTTGTACACCGAAATCGCCGGCGTTCCCGCCAACTGCGTTGGTACCCCGGAGCCATTTACCGTGGTAAACTTTAAATCAATCGTATCTCCAGCTCTAAAATCGCCTAAATACATAAGCCCTCGCTATCTGACTACTGAACCAACCTATTTCTTTTCCCAGCCAGTAGCATCCCCTGCCCTACCGTTTGCCCTATTGCCAGCGCAACCCACTGCCGGGCCGACCCTAACACGCTGGTAAAATCAAGCGTCCAGCCCGTGGCGTCCAGGCTCACTAACGTCGCCTCTATCCCGGTCGCTCCATCGTCATTATCAATATCTGCCGCAATACTTTGACCCAGACCCTGCGTATTTGTGATTGCAGCTCCGTTTTCAATCGCAATCGCATTTGAATACTGTGCATTGGCAGTAATTACTGCTACACCGTAGGGTCCCGCGCTGGCGTTCTGTGACCCGTTATTCACCGCGGTCAAGTGGGTCATTCCCAAAAATACAGCCTGCGGTCGAAACCCTGGCGCGGTCGAAGCCTGATTTCCGGTTGCTGTGGGCGTGGCATGCGTCCCCGCCCACACGTTGTCACCATTTAACGCTAGCGCTAAATACCCCACCTCATCCGTTCCCGCACTGGCTATCCGTAGCGTCGCTGAAAAACCCTGGCTATCAAAGCTCCCAATCTCGCTGGCCCAGAGCAGGTTATTGCTATTCACGCTCAAAGTGGCTATACCATACGATGTGCTCAGATAGGCTCGTGGCGTCCCCGCCGCCTGGCCGTCCTGCTCTGATTGCATTACCGACAGCTGAGTATTGCTACCGTCACGTACCGCCCAACCAAATCCTGGTGAGTGAAAGGCACTACTTGTGTCATCAAACGCATCACCATGCGACGCCAAAAACACCAAATCTGGTTGAAAATTTGGCGCAGTCACATCTACCGCCGCGCCCACACTCGTTCCCGGCGCAAACGTCCCCGCGTAGGCCCCGCTCAAATTAGCAAATAACACCACCGTAATTAGGTAGGCATTTGCCGGTGCGTCCGTCCAGTTAATTTGCACCCCGTTGGTAATAAAGCTTACAAAATCAGCCTCTCCATCAATTCCTCCACCGGCCAACGGAATCATCAAACACTGCGTCGTTGCCGCCCGCCGCGTCACCGCCGTATCCGCTTGTCCATCCTGCGATGTAGAAAACATCGCCCACCGCTGGCTGGTTGAAGTCGCCGCTCCAATACAAATCGGCGCGTGCGCTGCCGCCGTATTGTTAGTCACAGCGCGGGTTGCAATAAACAACGCCGCACTCGGCGTCAACCCGCCCAAATCGGTTGTTGTAAAATTCTGATTGCCTGTCGCCGTATTCGCCGCCGCTCGTACTACCGCTACTACCGTCATTCCTTACCCCCTGTTTCGCCGTTCTATTCGCTGCAGCGCCGTCTCTACCATCATTTCGAATCGTGCTTCCTCCAATGGATAATTGATGGTAGTATGGAAAGCCAGACCGCCGTAGTTGTAGGCAATTCCAGTTCCACCCCCAGCGCCCGCACCGGCTCCGGCCAGGGCTAATCCTCCCCCCACCGAACCCGAAAGTTGCAATCCGGCCCCGATACCACTAGCAGCATCGCCAACCCAACTAAGCAGACTGCCACGTAAGGTACGGGTAAAATTGCCCTGCTGATTTAGAAAGCCGGTCAAAATATTGTCAACCACCTCAAATCCGGCATGTTGAGCCTCAGGAATGGGGCTAAACCAACTCAAAATCCAATTTTTAATAGCGTCGCGGCCCAGGTTAAAAATATTCTGCGCCCCCAAAAAACCGTTTTTGATTTCCTCAACAATTTCCTCTCCAGCTTTTTTGGCCGCATTGATGACCGCGTTACCGGACACTAAATCAGAAATCCAATCGGTCAATGTACCAACTACTCCACTTACAAAATCAGTTGCGGCGTTAAAGCCATCTCTAATAGACTGAACAATCCTGCTCCCTGCCTGGCCAATGTTAACCGGCCAGGTAATGCCAGATATCCAATCAATAATTCTGCTGGACAGTGAAGATGCAAAATCCGTTACTGTATCCCATCCGGACCGAATCGCATCTATAAGCCTTGATCCAATGGACATCACCGCGTTCCAGGCCGCCGTGCCGGTGTTCATCAGCGCTGAAAGGGCTTGCAGGCCCGCGTCGACCGTAGCTCGCACCAGGGCCATGCTTGACTGGACGATTTGGTTCATGGCAGTAAAAGCCGCTTGAACCGCCGTATTAACTGCCGCCCAGCCGGTGCTAAAAATAGATTGCAAAGTATTTAGCCAGGAACTAAGCAAGTTTTGAATTGAAGCAGTGGCTGAAGATATAATCGAAGAAATGGTATTCCATACAGTTTGGATAACATTTTGAATAGTGTTCCAACCCGATTGCATCAGGTTTTGGATAGTTGTTATCCAGCTACTAATGATATTTTGGATAGCGCTCGTTACAGTCTGGATAATATTTTGAATAGCCTGCCACGCTGTCTGGATGATCTGCTGAATCGTATTCCAGACAGATTGCATCAAGCTTTGAATGGCATTAAGCCAACTACTGATCAAATTTTGGATAGCCGTAGTTACCTGCTGAATGATCTGTTGAATCGCATTCCAAACCGTTTGAATCAGTTGCCGGATTGCGTTCCAGGCTGCATCAAACAACCCTTGCAGGGTATTAAGCCAGGAATTGATCAGGTTTTGCAGGGCATTGGTGGCCGTCTGAATGATCGAGGTGATCGCTTGCCAGGCCGCCTGAATCAGTTGCCGGATAGCGTTCCAGGCCGTATCAAATAGATTTTGCAGAGTGTTCAACCAGGAGTTGATCAGCGATTGAATAGCCGCAGTTGCCGCTTGAATAACCGTCCGAATGATATCCCAGATGGTTGTAATAAGGTTTAAAATGTTGTTCCAGATAGAATCAAACGTATTGAGTAGTTCATTTAGCCAGCTACCAATCAAAGTCTTGATGATATTCATCATATTAGTAATATTTGATTTGATCGCTTCCCAAATGGTGGCAACTATCTCCTTAATTTCATCCCATACGCCTTTCCAATCACCCCGGATAACCGCCAAAACGGTCCGAATAATTCCCATCACTACCTTGATCGTAGTCTCGATAGTGGTCTTGATGATCCCAAATGCGGCCTTGATGATGGCTATAATTTCATCACCGTGTTTATCCCAAAAGTCACGTATCACCTTTAAGATATTTTTGAGTCTGTTTACCAGGGCCTTAAGCGCAACCAGAATCGTTACAGCAACGGTCTTAAAAATGTCCCCCCACTCAATAACTGGCCCACCCGATTCGCCCAACGCCCCGGCCATTTCCCCGATGATCGAGCCGATCTCGCCAAATATCTCACCAATCAGCGAGCCGATTTCGGCCAGAATGGGCTGGGCCTCTGCCCAGAAGCCGGTCACAGCGGTTCTGATCCCACCCCAATCCTGCTCCCAGGCATTGCGCACCAGGGCCACGGCTCCAACCAGCAACGCAGCAATGGCAAGCACCGGCGCGGCCGCCGTAGCAATGGAATAAAAAGCGGGAATAACGATGGCCGCTATGACCCCACCCAGGGCCACAAGGATGTCCTGAAGACTGATATTTTGGCTGATGAAATCAATGATGGGGCTAACGATACCTGCCACCGTATCGGCAAAATTAGTAACGGCCGTCAGGGTGCTTTCCGGGATAAAGGTGGCCAGGGCGTCTCGGGCCGAGCTAATGACATCCTGGCCTTCCATCAGCGAGGTGATGAATTCGACAATTGGCCGGCTAAAAGCAACAACATTATTCACCAGGTTTGCCGGCAGCATGGCCGCCAAAGCAAATTGCAACGAAGCGATCACAGGCTTGCCCTTCTCAATAGAGGAGATAAAGCGGCTGACAGCCTCGACTACACTACTAAACCCACTGACCACATTTTCCGAGGCCCACTTCCCGATGTCTTTGAATAGCTCCACCAGCAGCGGCCCGTGATTGGTCACAAACCCTGTGACCGTTTTAGCCATATCGGTTAGGGTCGGCAGTAAGGCGTCGCCGATCTGGAGCTTGACCGCCTCGATTACCCCATCGAGGACTTCCATCGCCCCCTTAAAGTTATCCATCCGGGTCGCCGCCGCATCCACCGCGTCGGTTTTACCCATCTCGGCCTGAAGCGCAGCAAAACCTTCTGCCCCAGTCTCAGCCAAAGCGAACATGGCTCGCATTGCGTCGGTACCAAAGGCCGTGGTTGCCAGATTAAGTTTTTGTTCCTCGGTCAGCCCAGAAAAAGCTTCTTTTAGTACCCCGGAGATATCCGCCATATTCCGCAGATTGCCCTGGGCGTCGAAGAATTTATTACTGCCATCCTCGGTGATAATGCCCAACTCGGCTAGCGCGTCCTTGGCCGGGCCCGACACGCCAGGCAAGCGTTGCAGGAAAGTCTTAAATGATGTACCAGCATCCGAACCGCTGGCGAATGAAGGGGAGATGGCTGCAATAGCTGTGTTGAAGTCGTCAAAATCCAGGCCGACCGCGCTGGCCACGCCACCTGCCGCCGCCAGAGCCAGGCGATAATCATCAATACCGAATTTGGAGGCAACAGTAACAGCCGTAATATTAGAGACCGCCCCCACCATCTCTTCAGCCTTGATGTTCCACAAGTTCATGGCATCAGTGCCGATGGCCGCAGCGTTGCTAAAGTCGCCCCCGACCGCATTCTGTAATAGTACGGTCGCTTCTCCCATGCCGCCCAGTATCTCTTCTACCGATGCTCCAGCCGTACCAAGTACCTGGATGGCATCTGTTGCCTCTGTGGCCGAAACCTTCAAATTGGGATCAATGGCCAGATCGAGGCTTAAATCTTTCAGAGATGATATTTCCTCATTTGTCGCCCCGATTGAAGCTTGAATCCCATCAAACTGGGCCTCCAGATCGCCGGCCATCCCCACACCAGAACCAACAAAATCCAGCATGTTCCCTGCGGCCTCAGTAGCCAGCCTGGCCACCCCCCCCAGGGCGTCCATAAGCATGCCCAAACCACCCGTGGCTATGTTGCCGGCCAGGGTGCCCAGGGCCACTGCCGAGATTTTTACCTCTCCTAGCGGCCCGCTGGCTTGATCTTTGCCAATAATGATGATCTCTAAGGTCTCAGCCATAATCGGGCAAGAAGCTTTCCATACTCCCTACTTCCTAAATAAAATCGGAATGGGCCGGGCCTCATTAGCCCCGGCCCATTCCGATTTGGCGCTTCATTTGTCGCACATTCGCCTCTACGTCCATACAAGCCAAAACGTCTTGTATGTCTTTGATTCTTTGTGATCTTAGCTCTGATGGAGTGCAGTGAAACACCTCTCTCATCAGTATATAATTCACATACTCATGGGGTGGATGGCCATCCACCCCATTGGTCCACAAATACTCGTAGAGGCGGGGTTTTAGTTTTTTGTGGCAGCCTGCATGGAGAACTTTACATACCCGCCAACAGCCTCGAACACTGTCCGGGTGTGCCGTATTGGTACTGCGCCCGGCCCGCCCACAATATATTTACGGAAAAAATTGGTGATGTCCTTTAAGTTGACGATTTCCTTGTCGCTCTCTTCGCCCTCGACCGACTTCTTTGTGGTCAGATCGTGGACATCATCAATCATCTCCCAGGTTGGCTCATAGAGCTGCACCGTAAAGGGCTTACTCCCCTTGAGTGCAGGGAATGAGGCAATCACGCTCCCATCTTCCTGCTCCTCAAAAGTAACCCGAAGGAGAGGCTGCTCTTTTTGCTCTAAGGTCGGTTCGGGTTGATTCCCATTCATCCAAACTCCTTATAAAGTATCGTAGTAGTCAGCAGTCAGACTTTTATCTGACTGCTGACTACTGACATCTATTCATCTTTCACAGGCTAGGCTATGGTCGCTCGGACCAGTTGGCCGTCGCCTTCAAACGGCACGCCCACCATGATCGCGTTGGCATCATCCGCCTTAAAGGAGAGTGGTATACTGGTTAGTAAGATGTTACCGGAAAACTGCCACGCCCCGCTGGCCCCACCCGCCGGCGAGGCTACAAAGGCAATCGGCGTTCGGTTGACGAAGGCATCATAAAGCACCTGCATCCCTTCGCCGCTTGTTTCGCTGTAGACAATGGTCAGTGTGCCCGAAAAACTCAGTTTGCCGCCGAGCACCTTCCGCCAATCACCATCAAAGGTGTAGTACTCGCCGTTCAACATCTTGATTTCAAATTCCAGGGCGTTGGACGACCCGGCGATATTCTGAGAGTTGGCAGAAAGCGTGGTCGCTTTGCCGTTAATTGCTGATGTGGTTTGTGCCATCGGCTAAATCCTCCTCTGTTGTTTCCCTGGCCATGGCCGCACTCATCGAAGCCGGCTTAACCGGCCCAGGTAACTGCCGCACCATTCTGGACGCTCGCACAATCGCCTTCCTGGCCAGTAGAGGCGCTGCCCGCGCCTCGGTTAATTCCACCTCGGCCCCCGACTGAACCAAATCTCCGCCAAAACCCAGGGCCAGCGGTTCTAGTGCAATAAATTTATGCATCAGATCAGAACACTTTCACCAAAAACTTAAAGCGGATCCCGGCGTAACGCACCTGCGGATCGCCGTAAGAAAACGTAACCCGCTCCCATCGCCAGCGCACACCCTTGATGCTATCCAGGCCAAACAATTTTTCTTTTTGCTGATATAGCACCGCTCGGATCGCATCCAGGTACTGCACCACAGCTGTCATATCCTCACCGATGTGCGCCCGCTGCCGGGCATATAGGTCGGCGTGAAATAGGTCTTCCGCAACCCGTACCCCGCCGTTAAAGGTCAGCCGGTCGGCTGAACCAAACCCCCCGGCGCTCTCGCCAGTAAGGCTCTCTCCGCCGCTTTCTGGATAAACCTGGAGGGCCGGCGTGTCCGGCATGCCGTCGGATAATTCGTCGTATGATTGGGTAATATTCAGGCCGGTTGCTGTAGCCAGCGTGGCCGTAATGGCGTCGCAAATCTCCGCTGTAGTCAGAATAGTTGTCATTACATCTTGCCCCGGATCATTTCGATCACCGCCGCCCGAATATCGCTCAATATTCGCCCGCCTACATCTCGCAAGCTCTCATTTTCATTACGTCGGAAAAATGGCTGCGCCTTACCGCGCACCTTGAGGCCGCGTGGCCCAAAGCCATGCCGCTGCGCCCAGCCACTAATGTACCGCGCCGGCACAAAGTGGGGTGTCGTTCCAAACTCTACAAATGGCGCATAGGCCGCACTCGCCCGCAGAATCGCAGACCGTTCACTTCCCTGGCCCTCAACTACTCCCTCGATTGACGCTTTCAACGCGCCAATATCCTCCGGCGCCCGCTGCTGTGCTTCCTTGGCATAGCTCCCCACTATCTCCGTCACCGGGCCATTCCACACATCCCGGCTCACTGCCGTAGCCAGGCTATCAAGTGTACGTGCTACCTTTGCCGTGCCCAGAACCTCGATACTCATTACTTTTCCTAAATATCAGTAGCCAAAAATTCTACTGACTACTGACTACTGACTACTGACTACTGACTACTACAGCATCATCTTCACCAATCGTCCGTGCATCAACATCATCTGCACATCTGGGTCCAGCGGCTTTTTATAAAGCACCATTCCAAAATCTTGGTTCACCAGGGCGTCGCCCCAACCGCTCTTGCCTCGTTGATACCAGCGCGCGGCCTGGGTTAAGCAGGCTTGTTTTACCCGGGGCGGTGCGCTTGCGGCGTAGCCCCACCTGGAGGTAATTCGCCCCGTTGGCAGGCTGTAGCCGTCCCTTTTGCCATTGGTAAAAGCCGAGTAACTGCCGGTCGGCAAAGCGATCAGGAAGGTGTAGGGCGTTCGGTTAAAGATGGGGTTGTGTGGGTCTCCTGTGGCTGCTAACCAATCAGATGTGGTCCAGGTTACATACCCGGCATCAGCGACCCCATTTTTGACTTCGACCAGGCTGACCTCAACACATTCGTCAATCCACAGCACCCGTGAACCATCGCCCACATACAGCCGGGCCGTCGCCGTTGTTAGCGCCACAAAACCATCAGGCCGGTTGCAAAAGGCGTCAATTGCATCTTTCGCCGCATCAATTAGCGGCTGCAGGATGGCGTCGTGATCGGCCTGGTGCTTGACAATCTGAGCCTTCAACTCGGCAACCGAGCAGTAACTCATACTACCTAAGCTGGCAGTTCGATCACTGCTACCGTAACCGAGGTCACAGCCGAATAGGCCACATCCACATTGCCGTCGGCCGCGTTGTAAAGGCCGGTTGGAAACGGCCCAATCATCCGCGATCCGCTGTTGGGTACGGTTACTGCCGGGTCAGCAATGGACAACCCGGCAGTAGTGCCGGGCGTAGTAATTGTCACCGTGATGGATGACCCGCTTCCGTTTTGAACATGCAGCATGCGCCGTCCGTTGTTGGCAAACTCGTCACCCCCGGCCGCTGCCGCTGCATAGGTAGGATTCAAACCGGCAATACTAACTACTTGAGCTGCTAAAAGTGCCATTTAATGACTCCTCTGGAAATTAAAAGCAAATTAACTTCCCTGGTTTTTCTTCAACGTTACCGTCATGGTCGCGTCCGACGCCCCTTCACGGATAAAACGCAGGGCTTGAATGTTGGCGTTGCCGACCACCTCTACCGTTCCATTCTGGGCCAGCAGATGTCCCAGTGTCGCGCTGGGGGCAGTACCGTCATATAGATACATCACCCCGGCCCCACGAGCGGTCAGAATAGCCACCTCAGCCGCGGCCAACTCGCCAGCCTGCCAACCAAAACTAACATCGCTGATTTGAATAGCGCTACTGCCGATTGTGGCTGATCTGGCCCGGTAAGCGACCGTTGTTTGCAGTGATGGCATCTATTATTTGGTCCGTTTTTTTTGGGGGGGCGAGGTTGAAATTATTGTTCTGTTCGCCGGTGCAATCTGTTTGAATGGGGCTTCCTGAGTGGCTTCTGCCACCTCCGGGGAGGTTGTTGCTATTTCCGGCCACCTGGCCAACCCGGCCTTAACCAACGATTGTGCATACCAGTAAGAAGTTGCCAGACCGTCTTCAGCCTGACAACTTTGAGCCTTGCCGGTTGCATTGTTATATCGGCCTGGCTGAACAATGATTACCATTGCCCCTGCTCCTTGCTCGTTCAAGGTCTGCTGAAGCCGATTATGTTCCTCAACCCGTTCGGCTAATGTCTTCATTAGGCAAAGGTGATAGCCCCGCTCACAACCAATGACCCGTCAGGCAAGATAACCGCCAGATAAAAAGTCGGCGTACTGGTGTCGGTAATGGCCACATCAATATCGCCGTCATTCTCACTAATCATCCAAAAGCCCTGGTTAGCGGGCGCTTCAATTAGCAAGCCGTCCGTTCCCGCTGCCACACCACCGCTAGGCGCGGTTGCCAACGAGTCGCCGTTGGCGTCACTGCTTAAATAGCCGTAAACCGCGCCTCGCTGGGCCAGGTCTACTCCACCGGCGTCTTGCAACTGCACCGCCACCGTGATCACGTTAGTGGCTTCGGCTCCAATGCTAAAAGTGGCCCTACCGGGCCGATTCTTCTGCACCGGTTTGTCGCCACCATCAGCTATGTAAAAATCAGTTTGGTACGCCATTATTGCTACCTCTTAGCCTACATAGGTGTGCTGCGAAGCTACCGGCAAAACCGCGGCAATTTGAGTGACAGGGAAGGGTCGTTCTTCTAGCAGAAAGACAACATTTGCATAGCTTCCATTGGTTACCCCGCCGGTCACATCCACCAACAGGTAGTGATAACCGGCCGGCAATTTGCGAACTTCAATAGTCCAGGTCACCCACTCAGTATCGTCATCGTTGGCCGCGGTATGGCTCAAGGCCGCTGTGTCAATCGCGGCTGGCGTGCCGTTGGCCGCATTAGCACACTTGGGTTCAAGCACCGGCGCGTCGCTGGTATGAACAGTGCCCAAACGGGCCAGAATATGCACCCGCTCGCAGCCCGACACATCCACAAAGCTACCGCTGGCCGGCAATTTAGTGGCCGTGGCTAACTGCGCCCCCAGCGTCGCCGAGCCGTTGACGATTTTGAAACGATTGGCGAAAATTTCTCCACTATACATTGATCCTCCTTATCAAGTCAGTAGTCAGATTTCTGACTACTGCCTACTGGCTTACGCGGCCACTTTTTGAACGGCGATCTTCCAGGGTTGAACCAGGTCACCGCCGATTCGCCGCCGCACGTGAAACTCAACAATGTTGATCCCAGTGCCCGAATCGTTGTAGCGTTGCACTGCCAGGCCCAGGCGCTCTACAATGGCATACCCGCTTAAATCGCCGTAGATAGCCGGATAGGCGTTGGCGGCAACATCAACCATGGCTTCACTTTCGCGCACGGTCGCCCGCAGCAACCCCTCGTCCAGGTCCTCAAAGTAGAACCGGCCCTGACCGTCTTGAAATTCTTCAATAGCGGTGGCTGTGTCACCGTTCAGAATAAAGCTGGCCCGTCCGGCCCGCCGATAATGGCTGGCCACACCGCGTTTGAGCCGCTTCAAGCCGGTCATCGTCATAAGGCTGGCATTGCCGGTATTTACCTCGGTCAAAGCTGGAGTGCGGGTATTGCCGCCGCCGGGTAAAATGCCGCGCGGCCCCTTGGCCCCGGTCCCAACCAAAAACTCGTTGTCTTCATCAATGGCCAGGGTGTCAGAGACTTCCTCTACAAAGATGTCTACAATGTTGGCCGCATCCTCAATCAAGCTCACCGCCAGGCGTACTTTGTAGGTGTACAAATGTACGTCAATGCGGTCGAGGCCAAAGGTGAGATTCTTCTCTGCCGGCGACTGGGTTTCCGCGCCCCAGCTCCCCCGCAGGGCTGAAGCGTAGCGGTCATCGCCTCCGGTCAAGCGCAGCCATTCAATGGCATTGCTGGCCGTCTCGATTACTCGCGCCCCGCCTTCGCGCATCACCGTCAATCCCCGGATGCGCTTATTGACCTCCGAGGCCATCTGTGGTGGCACTGCATAGCCACCGAGGATATCCTGGCCCTCAACCATTGTCGCCTTGATTTCCTTGACTTCCAGGCCATCAAGCAGCATGGACTTCACATCATCTGGCATCCACAACTGGCGCGTCAAAATCCGATCCGGGCTTCGCCCGCGCAGATAACCACCAAATGACTTGGTCTGGTCAAAGATAATCTGGCGGTAATCGCCCGCATAGACCTCGCGCATAACCAGGTCAGTCGGGTCGTCCAGATCACCGAAGCTTTTGAACCGTATCAAATTGATTGCCGTCTTAACCTCGCGGTCGCCAGACTTGACCAGCGGCGGGTCGGAGTCGGTGGGCAAATCTGCCGGAAGCTGCGGGGCGTTAACGTCATCCACAATGGCTTGTGCCGACTTAATGGCCTCGCCTTGCTGCCGTAACGCTTCGGCCTCGCCCCGTAGTTTGTTGGAGCCTTCCACATCTCCATTCTCAGCCGCCTTGATTGCATCTTGCGCCTTGGTTCTGGCCTGGCGCATCAACTCATAAAACTTCGTCATCGCTCTCCCTCCATTTACAGGGTTTCAACCTCGATTAGTAATAATTCGGCTTCCGCTTGTGCTCTGGCCTGATCTACCGCCACCTCAGCAGGCAGGCATGGAAAATTCAGGCCGCAGGTAGCGTAAGCCGATTTGATTTGCTCTATAGGGCGCAGGTAGTGCTGCATGGGGGTTGGTGTCAGCGTGTCCTCAATCACCGGAAACGACTTGAGTTCGCCATCCTTCTTTCGCCGCACCAGGTGCGACGCGCTGCCGGGCGAGTAATAGAGCGCTTCGGCTTTGAGCAGCGGCTGAACCATCCCCCAGTAACGATTGGATTTATCTAGCCAATCTTCCACCCACAGCCCCACCAAGTCGGCTACCGCCTTGACTCGGTGCCCAATCACCTCTAGCCCAATGACTTCATCAAGGCTGTGATGAAACAGCGCCGGCGCTGTTTTGTAATGGTCAATCCATAATTCTGTCTCCTGGGTAAAGTAATCCTCTCGTAAATCCCGTTTGCCCCACATCACCATATATCCACCCACAACCACCCCTTGTTCATCCTCGCTAATGGCTTTGATCGCCTGTGGCAAGCCTTTAGCATCTGGCATTACCAGGCTGTCATCATCAAATTCTTTTCGCATTTTGTCGTAATAGCGGGCCACGTGGTCCCGAACCTTTTTTTTATCAGCCTGGGGAATGTCGGCTGCCTCTACGCCATGCCCACCCACTATGGCAAACAGGGCGCGGGGTACGGCGTGCGGCTGCCCGTCAATGATATCGGCGTACTGCAACTTGTAGCCGCCAAATGCCTCGACCATCTCCGGGTCGCGCCACATAAACAAGCTGGCGTATTTGCCCCAATCCATCTGGTCCGGACCACCGGCCCACTGCCGTGCTCGCTTCTGGGCTTCTGCTGCATCCCAGGTCCGGTCGCGGGCCGCCAGAGGAAAATCAAAGAATTTCTGAACCGCCTTAATCTCTGGCTCATCGCAGTTGTCCGGACAATTTGCACCCAGGGCGACTGCGGCATCGTGAATCCCCTGAATTATTTTTGTATCACCGGCGCTATGCCTGGCCCCCGCCTTCATTTCCCCTGAAATGATGGAGTTATTTCCCACCGGCCGGTACTCTATCTCTACCTGTACTGGCTGCCCAAACGTCACCTCACCCGATTCGGCCATAGTGTAAGGGTAAGCAAATAAACCACCGGAAAACTCGACCACCACATAGGTATCAAAAACCTCGCGCGCCCATGGACCTGGTCTATCACAATTCAACTCTGGGGCTGCCTGGCGTACTTTGGCGTAAAACGCATCGCACACACGCCGTATGCGCTCATCCAGGCTAGCCGCCTTGATTTCCTCCGGACCTAAAGCGTAGTTAAATCGGTCTTCGCCTATTACCAGCGATAGCCGGTCAAAAAGAATTTCAGTTGGTTCCAGCCGGTAAATGGGCGAAGTTGTGTTTTTATCCAGCCAGGCCAGAATAATATGCGGGGAAAAGCCGTGTTCTGGGCTAAGTCCAAAACCTGCGGCCATCAAAATATTGACCAGCCCTTGCCGCCAGGCAGGAAGTTGTGGCGCATCAAATGAGGCATATAACGGATCAGGGCCATCATTACTACTAAATCGCCCCAGGCCACTCACCTGGCCGCGCACTGCTGGCTGCGTCTTGCTCCACTCCTCCAGCAACTGGCATAATCGTTTCCGGCTTGCTTCGTCCAGTGTTGCCCCATCGCCCAAATAGGCCAGGGTCAGGTGTAGTTCCTTTTCTGGTTGGCCGTCTGGCACAACTGGTAACGATGCCACAGAAGAGGGCAGGTAAAAAGCCACCATAACCCCGCTATGTAGTTTTTGTTGTTCAGTCGGTATCATCATGTGGGCCAAAAAAATAAAAAGATCGGCGAGGGAGTGCGATTTTTCTATATTTCAATTACAACTTATCATACTAAACCGGCGGTGGCAATAGTGGATTTCCACAAGTCGCCAGAAACAAATGCGCCAGAGGCAACTCGACCAGGCGCGTTCCTCTGGCTTTGCCCCGGCGGGGATCTCGATCCACAAACTGGAGGCTGTTGCGCTCTGGAATATAGCGAGCAACCTTAACCCCATCCACAAACACAAAGCCGGGTTTGTCTATAAAAACTAAATTCCTCAGCTCCCCAGCCACAATTCTACGCACTCTCTCTTGGCTACCTTTCCTGGAATCGTCCGCCATGCATGTGGGCAGCCAACATGATAAGGTGGCGGGCTGCCCATTGCCTCGGCCAGTGGCACCTGTCCTCGAGCTATCCAGCCGGCGCACACTGGCTCGGCTGCCGATGTTGGCGTCAGTTCTGCTACCCCATCAATACTGTTGTACTGGTAAAAATACTTTTGGGCCAGGCTCCGCGCCGATCCCTCTGTCCACCCGGCAATTTGCTCCACCTTCCACTGATTGCGTTTTGCTTCCCATCGAGAAAGCCGTCTGGCATAAATGTGGCGATTGGCTGTCGGCGTCTCGGTGGCCACTGCTACAATAGCCATGGCCAGATCATAATTGTAAGTATTGATAATGCTGGCAGCATCGCCCTGGCTGGCCTCATTCAATTCAGATAAAATGCTGCCATTCTCTAGCCTGCCCTGCCGGCCGGGGCAGCCAACCCGGCGTGCCTGAATCGTCAATTCGTTTTCAAAGGCCAGCCGGCGAGCCTTTAGCAGTTCCACCCGGATACCGTCTTTAGCCAAATCATCCAGCCGCATAGCCAAATGAACCAGCTTTTGCACCGGCGTCATGTTAGCCACAACGCTCTGCCAATCTAGCATTTTTTATCGTGCCAACAACTCGGCCCAGGTACTGAGACGATTCCCGTCTACGGTAAATAGAATCTTTAGCAGATACGGGTTGAGTGACTTTAACAAGCTATGGATTGGTGGCAAAGTGATAATATCAGACGCCACTGTCGGCGTCCCGGTGGTCACCGAACTGGTTACGGTTGTTCCGTTTTTATCCGTTACAATCACGATGGGAGAAGTAGGCGATCTCCCCCACGGTGTCGTCGTCAGTGTGTAAACTACGGTTTCGCTCTCCTCTTGAATAATGGGCGATTCTCGAATAACAAAGTCATCTATTCTCATACCTTAACCCCTTTGACTTATGGTTAGCCTGGTGCTTCTCGCTCGCAAGGTCAGGCCGGTGCTTCTCGCCCGCAAGGTCAGGCTGATGATAGCAATAAGCGTTCCCGCAACGGTCGGCCCGACTGTTACAACCGCCACTGAAGCCGCACCAGGTGAGATAGCCAGACTCCCCATAGCAATGACCGGATTTTCGCCGGTGGCGATTAATCCTGCGGGGGCGGGGGTTAAGTTCCAACCACTAAGAATGGTGGTTGGGTTAATAGTCAGGGCTACCAGGCTTACCGCATTGGGTATTATAACAATCGCTCCCTGGATAACTGTTGGCCCAATGCTGCCCATAACCAATGCCACTGCACCGGGTGATAGTGTCAAAGCTCCCAAAACAGCAGTCGGAGCGACATTCACCGCCACTGCGCTCACAGCTGCCGGGGTAATGGTTATGTTACCGCCGGCTTCCACCGTCGGCGCAACCGTCACCACCACTACGCTGATCGCCGCTGGGGCAATGGATAGGCTACCCAGGATTATTGTCGGGTCAATCGTCACAGCAACCAGGCTAACTGCAGTTGGGGTAATAACCAACGCCCCCAAGATGACCGTTGGGGCTATGCTGGCAGCTACCGCGCTGGCCGCCGCGGGGGTCAGGCTCAGGCTACCCAAAACAGCAGTCGGAGACACGTTGGCTGCTATCACGCTGATCGCCACAGGTGTGACACTTAACGCCCCCAGAATGACGGTCGGCGCAACGCTCACCACCACCGCGCTGACTGCCGTTGGCGTGATAGTCAGGCTGCCCAGTACGACGGTCGGGGAAACATTCGCCGCTACCGCGCTGACTGCCGTTGGGCCAATCGTCAAACTCCCCAAAACAACGGTTGGGGTGACATTAGCGGCAACCGCCGTCACCGCCGCAGGCGTAACGGTGACATTGGCAAAAGGCCACAGGGCCGACCAGGTCGGCCCGTTGTTGGCCCCCCCAGTGGTAAAAGACCCGTTATTGTTATTGCCCGAATCGTCATTGACCGTAGTCCCTGTGCCCTCATTGAAGTGAAACAGACCCACCGTGTTGGCGTCGCTGCTAAAATTGGCCGCAGGCACGGTGTAACTGGTCCCAGTGTACCGGAGCGAGTTGCTAATTCGCATCTCATCAATGTACCCGGCAAACTGGCCCTGCGGCCAATCCAGCGCGTGTTTCTCCCCACCGAGGCAGATATACCGATTATAGGTGCTGGTATCCGAGTTGCTAGCTACATGGACATCCCCCGACGGCCCGCTAGACTGATTGGCCTCCCGCGTCCCATCCACATAAATCGCCATATCCCCCGACGAGCGTACCCGCGTTACCGCCACGTGATGCCATACATCATCACGCAGGTCGGTCGTGCCCATAATGGTGCGCTGGCTGCCGCCTGAATTTTCAATCCCAAACGTCACCCGGCCATCGGTTAGCGAGATACCAAAATCCCCGCCACTGCCCACGCTCCCCAGTAAATCCCGGTCAAAAACAATGGGGCTGTCAATCCAGGAGTAGTTAGCTCCGGCAGTCGCCGTCCCATCCTGAAGCGAAGCACTGCACCGTACCCAAAACTCGATGGTAAAGTCACTCTGCCCCACATTGATGGCGTCAGTCGGGTTGCAGGGGATATAGGTTTTGTCAACGTTGGAAGAGTTGCCCCCGCCGTAGTACTGTAGCGAATATTCCCCCGTCGCTACCACCGTTGGGGCCACACTTGCCGCTACCGCGCTGGCCGGGTTTGGCCCTATCGTCACCGGCCCCAAAACTACCGTTGGCGACACGTTGGCGCCAACTGCGCTGGCCGCTACCGGGGCAACCGTCACCCCGCTGATTTGTACGGTCGGGTTTACTGTAGCCGCCACCGCCGTCACCGCCGCCGGGGTGACAATTACCGGCCCTAACTCCACCGTTGGCGCAACACTCGCCGCCA